GACTTTCTCTTATCTGGAATGGAACAAACCGAATCAGTTCGATGTCCTGCGTCTTCGGACTTGGTTCTCGGGGTTGGGCAGAGTTCGCCCCGTCTCGAGTCTTTGCATCTTGGTTCTGGTTCTTACGGCGACGCAGTTGCAGCTTGGTCTGAAAGAGTCCTTGGTCGCAAACTGTTTGAATGGCAGAGGATTGCATTGTCCGGTCAACTGACCCACGATGAGAACGGCGACCTTGTCTTTCGTGAATCTCTTGTCTCGACTGCGCGACAGAACGGAAAGTCAATTGCTCTCACAGCTCTTATTGGTTGGGCCTTGACGGAATGGTCTGTGATCAGGGGCGAGCCTGTCCACGTTCTTTCTCTTGCCAACAAACTTGATCGCGCGGTTGCAATCTTTCGTGAACTTGCTCCAGTACTTGAGGCGCAATTTGACGGCCATGTCACATGGAGTTACGGACGAAACAAAGTTGACATGCCAAACGGATCAACATGGGAAGTTCGTGCTGCGACCCCGAATTTGCACGGCGGAACGTATTCGTTAATTGCTCTTGACGAAATCTGGAACGTGTCGGAGGAGGTCTACTTTGATAGCTGCAAACCAAGTCAGATTGCAGTCAGGTCTCCGCTTCTTTCCTCCTGGTCAACTTCAGGTGATGAGTCTTCAAAGACTATGCAGCGTCTTCGCGAGGCAGCCATTGGCGCGATAGATCAACAGAAACAAACTCGTCTTTACTTTGCGGAATGGTCTTTGCCGTCGGGAGCAAACCCGAACGACGAGATCAACTATGGGTATGCGAACCCTGCGCTCGGTCAAACCATCACCCTTGAAGCATTGCAGGCAGCAGCCGAAACTCCTGATCGAGCAGCGTTCCTTCGAGCGCATCTCAACTTGTGGGTCTCATCGGCGGACGCTTGGATTCAGCCTGGCGTTTGGGACAAGTTATTCACAGAATCCGACTGTCCCGCTGGGGGCGTCCTTGCCGTCGACTCAGCAACTGGCGGAGAAAAGTACGTCGGCATCCGTTGCGGGCTTACCGAAGAAGGCAACATCATTGCCACCGTCCAGTTCTCCACAGAGTCCCTCAAAGAGATGTGGATAAAGATTAACGAGGCAATGGAGGCAGACCCGAAGTTGCGTCTGGCAATATCACCCGCGCTTGACCTTCATACCCCAGAGAAGTTAGAACGGCGACGTCAAATCTTCGGCTATGCCGAGGTCTTAAAGTTCACCGGACTTACCCGCTCGCTCATCCTCGAGAAACGCATCTACCACCGAGGCGAAGAACTCCTGGCAACCCACGTCAATCGCGCAGTCCTTGCTCGAGCAAACGGTCAAGTCGTGATCAGCAGTCAACGCTCCCCTGGCCCGATTGAAGCCGCTCGACTTTTGGTTGTTGCAGCAGCTCTTGTTTCCCGCCCATCAAATACTGGACGCGCAGCAATGGCGTTCGGAAGGTAGTTGCATTTGCAACAAGTTTGTGGGAGACTCCAGTCGTGGCGTTCTTCTCCCGAAAAATTAAAACTGCTGAGTTTGCATCTTCGCCCATTAAAGCCGCTGCCGGTATTGGCAGAAACGGTGCCTTCCCGACGTATGGATATCTCAGCAACACATTTGAGATGGCCGCCCTTAGTCTCCCGACGGTGTCGCGGGCGAGAGACCTTCTCGCCTCGACCATCTCTGGCCTCGAGTTCCGCCAGTACGTCAAGCAATGGAACGGTACTGATTACGAAGAAATTTATGTGCCGAATGAGTCATGGATGGAAAATCCTGATCCGAAAGTTCCGCGCCAATTCATCCTCGCAAATACGGTCACGGACCTCTGGATAATGGGTCGCGCTTTCTGGGCCATAACTTCTCGTAATGCAACCGACGGACGCCCGATGAGTTTCCAATGGATTCCTGCCTCGCAAATTTCAACACCGAATCAAGAAGGCCCACAATTCTTTTCGATGCCGGAGGTCATAAAGTTCAACGGTGTTGATCTTGACCCGAATGAAGTTATTACTTTTCTTGCACCGACAACTGGTCTCATGTATTCAGGTCGTCGCGCAGTCAGCATTGCAACTCACCTTGATCAGTACGCAGATCGTGCAGCGACAATTGAAACTGTGCCTGGTTATCTTCAGCAAACTTCAGCGGGCGAAACGATGTCCGGTGAAGAACTTGGAGACTTGGCAGCACAATGGGCGCAAGCTCGTCGCGAAGGAAACGTCATTGGCGCGTTGAACAACTTTGTTAACTTTGTTGAGTTTGACCGCGACCCGTTAGAAGTCAACGCAGCACAACGCGAATATCAAGCACTTGACCTCAGCAGAATTTGCTCCGTACCCGCTTACCTCGTCTCAGCACCCACGCCTGGGGCGTCGATGACTTATCAGAACGCGTCTCAAGCTCGCCAGGATTTGTGGCTCTTCGGGGCTCAAATGTACGCAGAGGCAATCACTTCTCGTCTCAGCATGAACGACGTCGTCACTCGAGGACGTTATGTCTGCTTTGACACGAGCGAACTACTTGCGGTTGGCGATATGCACAACGCTTTAGTTGAACCACCAGTACCAGACCTTCAGGAGATGCCTTCATGATCAAGTTCACCGCCATACCAATCACACTCGACGCAGCAGCTGGAGATGCAACAACTCCCCGCACAATCACCGGCATTGCAGTCCCTTGGGACACAGTCGCAACCGTTTCAGGCGGAGAAAAAGTCATGTTCAAGCGCGGAGCCTTTGATTTGAATGCCAAGCCCGCGCGACTTCTTGAAAACCACGACGGACGCCCAATCGGTATCGTCAACGAAATAATTGACCTTGAAAACGGTCTTGGCTTCACCGCATCATTTGCCCGCAGTCAGCAAGCCGATTCCGTAGTCGAGTTAATCCAGATGTCCGCATACGACTCAGTCTCAATTGGCGCAGTCCCGCGCAAATTTAAGTACGACAAGAACGGCGTCATGGTCGTCTCGTCTGCTGATCTATTAGAACTTTCGGTTGTGCAAAACGGGGCTTTCTCGGGCGCACAAATCGATTCAATCGCTGCTTCAGAACCCGACCCAGAGGTCGAAGAAGAAGCAACCGAACCCCAACCCGACACAAGTCTCCAGGAGGAAACAATGTCAGAACAAACCCCAGAAACAGTTGAAGCCACCGCATCAGTGCCAACAGCCCTTTTCTACTCAGCCCCCCGTTCACCAATCAAAACCAATGCCGACTATCTGCATCACAGTGTTCAGGCAGCATTGAACCCGAACAGCGATTCGCGTCTTTATGTTGCAGCAGCCGACGAAGCAAAAGCCAAATTCATTCAGGCAGCGGACGACTCGTTCACGACAAACCCTGCTTTCTCGCCTGTCCAGTACCAATCCAATGTGGTGCAGGTCAACATCGGAGCGCGACCAGTCATTGACGCTTGTGGTGGTACTCGTGCAATCCCTGCATCGGGCATGACAATCAGCATTCCAAAAATCACAACCAATGGAACCGTTGCGACGACCTCAGAAGGTGGAGCACCATCCGAGACAGGAATCGTTTCTGCGTATGTCAACGGAACAGTTGTAAAACTTGCTGGTCTTCAGCGCTGGTCAGTTGAACTCCAAGAGCGTTCAGACCCATCATTCGCACAAATCATGCTTGACAACATGACTCGCTCGTACCGCAAGGCCACAGAAGTAGCAACAATTGCTGCAATCACCGCTGGTGGTACACAGGCTGCAACAACCGCTGCAACCGCAGCAGGTATCCAGTCTTTCGTTTCAACAGAATCAGCAGCTGCATACCTTGCAACTGGTGACGTTGTTTCGGCCTACACCGCTGGTGTCAGCCAATGGTCGCTCATGCAGAACGCAGTTGACGGTAGCAACCGTCCATTGTTCAACGCAGGACAGCCACAAAACTCCGCAGGATCAGCAGAAGCAACAACGCTTTTCGGCAATGTTCTCGGCGTTCCTTTGTACGTCTCTTCAAACATGGTCTCAACGACCATCGACGAATCAGCGTTCCTCATCGTGCCTTCAGCCATTGAAATTTTTGAATCTTCACAACTTCAACTTTCAGTAAATGTGCCGATATCAGGCGAAATTGAAGCAATGATTTACGGCTACTTCTGCCCGATTGTTACAATCGCTGGCGGTCTCCGTCGTTTCAACCTCACCTGATCCGCAACTAGAAAAAGACTGGCAGAACAATGGCTACTTACGATCTCGCGTTCCATACGCGCCTCGATGGGTACGCCGTTCTCCAGACTTTTGTTGAAACTGGTATCCAAGTCGGAGATTCCGTGACTATTGCAGGCGCAAGTCATGGATTCTCTGGAACGGCAACCATCGTTTCAACACAAGACTTCGAATTCATTGGTGTCTCAGATGAGGGCGACCTTCTCTTTGACTCCGATGAAATTCGTCTTTATCAGTTCCTTTATGTCAACGCAGGGACGGACTTCCCTCGAGACACTGCCACCGGAACAGTCACCTTCACTCCAAGCATCTCTTGGTGCACAAATGCAATGGTTCTCGAATTCTTGGGCATTGACGTCGCAACCGCCAACGACACGGCCTTCATCACTACTTGCGTAGCAGCTGCAAACAGTTACATATTTAGAAAGCGTCGCCAAGCTGGCTACACCGACAGTCAGTCAACAGTTCCAGACGCTTCAGTAAAACTCGGAACAATTCTTTACGCCTCAACCCTCTATCGCGAAAGAGGATCGGCAGATTCCTTCGCCAGTTTTGATTCCATGTCATCTATTCCCATTCCCTCAACTATGGGACGCATCATGGCTCTCATCGGCTGCGGAAGACCACAGGTCGCATAATGGCTGCCACAGGAATCCTCGTCGACGCAGTCAACGCAATCAAAACACAACTAACAGCTCTCGGTCTTAAACCCGTCACGGATCCCCGAAACGCGCGCCCAATGTCCGTCATGATCGAACTCCCCGTCATGACTTCATTCACATACAACGTCGGCGACTTTCGGATACCCGTCCGAGTCTTGGCAGCTCCTCCAGGCAACCAGGACTCAGGCGACTATCTCATGACAACAGTCGACACCATCATGAACTCGCCCATTGCAGTAACTGACGCCCGACCAGGCAACGCGGTCTACGGCGGGCAAGATATACCCACATACGATCTCACGGTGGCTATCGCCGTGCGTAGAAACTAAGGAGCCACAATGGCAACAACAACATTCCTTTCGAATGCCACCATCAACATCACGCAAGGCGCAACTACAACCGACTTGTCGGATCAGGGCAACGCCTGCACAATCACAGTCGGCTACGATCCTCTCGAGTCGACCGCATTCGGCGACACAGGTCACCGCTTCACTCAAGGCCTACAAACAGTTGACATCTCAATTGACTTTTTTCTTTCCTATGGCGTAGCAGAAGTTGAAACCATCCTTGCTTCATGCCTGGGCACCGGCACAACAACATTGACCATCTCGCCCTCTGGCACATCAGAGACGGCCAGTAACCCAGAATATGTTTTCAGTAATTGCATGCTGGCCTCCTTCACACCAATCAACTCAACTGTGGGCTCCCTCGCGACCGTAACGGCGCAATGGACGGGTGGCACATGGGTACGAGACATCACACCGTAAATATAAAACAGAGGGAAACATGAAAATCACACTCAAAGTCACACCGAACGAAGGCGAAGCCTATGAAGTCACAACGAATCTCTTTGTTGTTGTCGCATGGGAACGCAAAACAAAACGTCAAGCCTCGTCGCTCGCCAACGGCATCGGAGCAGAAGACCTTGCGTTTTTTGCATACGAATCAGCCAAACAGTCAGGGGTTGTCGTTCCGGCAATCTTCGACGATTACATTCGACGCATTCAATCAGTCGAGGTGGTCAACTCAGAAGAGCCAAACCCTACCGACGCGGCAGTTACCGACGCTCTCTAGCCGAGGTACTTGTCGCGACAGGGTATTGGACACCAAATATAGAATTCGACACCGAGGATCTATTCACAGTCTTCGACGTCATGAAAGAACAACAGAAAGAGTCACGGCGTAGGCGATGACAACGAACACAACCATCGAGATCACAGGACTCAAGGAAGCAATTCGGTCACTCAATAAAGTCGAGCCAGGGCTTCGCAAACAGTTTGTACAAGATGCCTCCCGCATTGCTCAACCCGCCATCAAAGAAGCCCAGGCGGGCTATACACAAGTTCCGCTATCTGGCATGGCTCGCAAATGGCAGCAAGATAACAAAAAGATATTCCCGTTCTCTGTCGCTCGCGCAATTTCTGGCGTCAAGTTGAAAGTCGACGCATCTCGAGAAGCCGTGTCCCTGATCTACATAACCCAGACAAACGTGGCAGCTGCAGTTTTTGAAGCAGCGGGACGCACCAATCAAAACCGCCTTGGTGATTCACTCGGGCAACTTCGCCCAGGCACTACTCGAGTTCTCGGGCCTGCCGTCTTTCGCAAGCGCGGAGAGATTGAGCGTGAGATGCTGAAAGCGTCAATGGACGCAATCAAACTCGTTCAGAAAGAACTCGACTAATGGCTCTAGCAATCCCCATCATCACAGAATTCGACGGCAAAGGAATCAAATCTGCCCTCAACGAATTCAAAAACTTAGAAACAGGAACCGAAAAAGTTGGCTTCGCAGCAGAGCAAGCAGCCAAGGTTGCTGTTGTTGCATTTGCAGCCTTAGCAGCGGGCGCAGCAGCTGCAGGAGCAGTCCTGTATAAAGCGGCACAAGCAGCAGCCGAAGACCAAGCCGCACAAGTTCAACTCGCCAATGCCATCAAGGCATCAACGACCGCGTCAGATCTTCAAATTAAAGGCGTTGAGGATTACATTGACAAAACCCAACGAGCAGTCGGCGTTGCAGACGACGAACTTCGTCCGGCACTCGGTCGCCTCGTTCGTGCCACTGGCGACGTCAGCGCGGCTCAAGACCTCCTTAACCTCAGCCTCGACCTAAGCGCCTCAACAGGCAAATCGGTCGAGACGGTGGCAAACGCCGTTGCCAAGGCTCAGGAAGGCTCCTACGGTGCTTTGGCGAAACTTGGTGTCGGGTACGACGCTGCAACATTAAAGGCAGCAGGATTTGAAAAAGTTCAGGGGATGCTCGAGGAGCGTTTCGGCGGGGCAGCAGCTGAAAAAGCAAAAACTTATGAAGGCGTTGTCGCCCGCTTGAAAATCACACTCGGAGAACTTCAAGAATCAATCGGCTACAAGGTGCTTCCAATCATGACCGAATTAGGCGATTCAGCAGTTCGCGTCGGAGAAGCATTTGGAACCGACGGATGGGCTGGCGGAATTAAACAACTTAGAGCGGAGATTGTCGGTCTGGGTACCGACGCTGGCGGAATGCGCAATACCTTTGCCTCGATCTATGACGCAATTGTTGGATTCGTCAACGGTGTGCAAGCAGCGCTCGCTATTCCAATGGCTGCAATTCATTTCCTTCGCACAGGTGATTTCGGCAATTACACCATTAAAAAACTCCCTTCGTTTGCTGATCTGATGGCTCAAAATCCGACGTCAAATCGTCCCGTGTCTTCTCAACAGGCAGAAGGATTATTTAACGTGCCAGGCGCATCAAGCACAGCAGGGGGAACTCCTGCATCCATTCCTGCTTCACCATCTAAAAAGGCAACAGAACCACCAATGACGCCATACAAATCAGAAGGGGATACCTCAGGTGGAGTTCTTATGGCTGGTCTTCCAAGCCTTGACTTTTCGAACATCACAATCAATGTCATGGGCGGAGATCCAAACGCAACAGTTGACGCCCTGCGTGACTTCATGCGCAACAACGGCTCCATCCCAATCACGACAGCAAACATTTACTGATGCCTCAGAACTATACCGTTGCCTTCTCGACAGATAATATTACCTTCACAAATCTGTCAAATGTTCAAGGATTTCAAATAGGGATAGGTCGACGCGCCCTTGTAGACAATTACTCAGCCGACACCTGCTCAATTGACATCTGGTATCCAACTGGTTATTACTCGCCAATTACAGCAATGGTCACCGGAACATTCATAAAAGTCACCAATACAACGACAAGCAAAATTATCTGGTACGGACGCATAACAGATACCTCAGTCAAATATGGCATCGTCTACGACTCAGGAACCCACGTCGGCAACTCTGACCGCCTTACAATTCGCGCAGAAGGCGCACTCGCCCAATGGGGACGCGCCAGGGGCAACGGCTACTCGATGGGCGCAGGCACAGCCTCAGCACAACTTGCAGCAGCTGCAACTCAAACTGGTCTGACCGTCACAAGTAACTACGCCACCTACGACAACCCAACACTCTCAGCCACAACCGTCACAAACTCATGGGCGGACTGGTTCAATAAATTCACAACCACACTCAATGGACGCATCCGCCAGGGAAGCAATTCCGTTGTGGCACTCTCCAAATATTCAAGTTTCAACTCAACAATCAACTTTTCCGACACAACCAACAATGCAACCAATCAGGTCTATGACGCTATTGACTTCCAAAGTCTTGGTCAGAACTACTTCACACAGATAACGGTCTCGCCCGAAAGTTATACAGCTCAAGTTTCTTCAACCGGATCAGCGCCGTACCGAAACCTCAACCTAAGTACTTTCAACAGCGGAACTGCCCAGGCACTCGACTTTGCCAATTATCTTCTGACTCAATACGGCAGCACCTCTTTTGCTTTGGCTTCCGTTTCCTGCATTGCCGAAGCACAAAACTCAATGAAACTGGACGCAATTGGCACGGGCTTTTGGGATTGCATCGGCTACGCAATTACGGTGACTTTTCGTGGCACCACCTATTACGCCATCATTGAAGGCGCATCATTGACGGCTTCACCATCTTCGTCGCGCTACACGTTCTATCTGTCTGGCGCAGACCTCAACTCTTACCTGATTCTTGACAACGCAGTTCAGGGCAGGCTCAACTACAACAAACTAGGATACTAATTATGACCGTTTCATCTACTTTCGTCAGTGGGCAAGTCCTCACAGCGACCGATGCCAACAATATGGCTAACAGCGGACTGACCTACATAACATCGGCTACCTTTTCTGGTGCAGGGACTAAATCGATAAACTCTTGTTTCACAACTACCTACACGAACTATCGCGTTCTTGTGCAAATTGACAGCGTGTCAGCCAACAGCGTTGTGGCTCTCAGGTGGCGTTCAGGTGGTGGTGACAACATCTCAGCAAACTATTACTGGTCAACAAACAACATGCTTGCTAGTGGTACACAGTCCGTCAACGCTGCATCGTCAGATACCTCATGGACGTTGGTATATACGAACACCACAATTCCATCCATGGCAACCATTGAAGTCGCTGGGCCACAAAAGAACAACTCAACTATGGCAACGCTGACAGCATCGGGTGATGCCCCGGCACACACAGCATGGGCTGGCTCAACTGGTGGGCTTATGCATTATCAAAATTACCAAGCAGACGGACTTACCGTCTTTACAAGTTCCGGCACAATGCAAGGCACTATCACCGTCTATGGATACCGCCAAGCATGAAAAATAGCCTAATTCTATTGGTGTTTTTAACATCTTTAACCGCTTGTGCAGACCGTGAACGCGTCAACTGCCTAAGGACAAAAAATAAAGCAGCAACAGCAACTGCCTCAATGACAACGCCAGGCACGGGAAGATGCGGATGAAAATGCGACCAAGACTTACAGGCGACCAAATCAAAGCCCGACTCATCTTGATGGTAGGCATCACACTCTCACTCAGTTTTGCAGGAACAATCTTTGTTCTTCTTTACGGCTTGCTATTCGTGACACAGCCTCTTGAGGTATCTCCAAACGACACCGAAGCATGGAAAATCCTTAGCCCATTGACATTGACTCTTGGTGGGGCGCTTGGCGGATTGCTAGCTGCAAACGGCCTTAAAGGACATCCCGAAGAAAAGAAAAAAACAGATGAGTAGTTACACCGGAACTTCTGACGGCGTAGCAAAAGCAAAACGCCCAGGGACAGAACGTTTTGTTGTTCTTTGCAATAAAAGATGGGGCTTCAAAAATCTTGGGACTTGGGTCGTTCGTGACATCGTGGGGAAGCCTGGCGTTCCTTCTGTGCACGGAACCGCAAGGGCACTCGACACCTCTTTCGGAACAGATAAAACATCAGGCAAAGAAGCAATTCTGTGGTTTGTTGAACACGCAGCTGCTCTCGGGTTAGAAGAAGTTCATGATTACTCAGGACTCACCAAAAAAGGTTGCGAGACATGGGGTCGTGGATGGCGTATTGGCAGGGGCTGGAAGGATTGGTCGGCAAACGATAACGGTGGTTCTCAAAAAGCCTCCTGGATCCATTGCGAACTTACGCCCAAGTATGCCGATATGTCAGGCGACGAATACGAGGCTATTTGGAGAAGCGTTCCGAAGCCATAGAACGCCCGAGGATGTCATTCTCCTCGAGCCAGACTCCAGAGGTCAGCGTGTTTCCCTCCTTGCCTCTGGGGTCGAATCCGCCACTATGACCCTGACTTGTGTTACAACATCAAGACACGTCTAGCGAAGGGAAACGCAATGACATACGAGCAATACCTCGTCACATTCACAACAGGATGGCTCGCCTCCTGGGCTTATTTCAAAGTCGTCAACCGCTTCTGGAGGAAGTAATGCTCCCCACCTGGGGCTATCTTCCGTTATTGTCAAGAGACAAACTAACCCTCGTCCAAATCTTCACGGATCTGGAAACAGGAGAACATCTCAGAGTCACAGTCGCCACTCGGCGCGCTCCCTGGCTGACTTGGTCTCCGCCAACAGAAGTTGAAAAGGTTGATTAAGAGAATTATGGCATTAGCCCTCATCACCGCATTATCCGTCCCGTCGCCCGCGAGTGCAACTGCACCGCACGACCCTTTCCAGAAGTATCACGGCGTACTTCCAGACGCATATTACGACGCCTTGATGCGTTGTGAGACATCCAACTGGAATCACTCAACCCGCTCCTATACCGGAGGACTTGGCATCTACCGAGGCACCTGGCAACGCTGGTCAGACTCCTCAAGCGCCAAAGGCAAAACCCCCGCGCAACAAGTCAAAGTCGCAGACGCCATTGCATTCAAAAGCCACATCAACCCAGACGGCACCAAAGTTTGGCGAGTCGGGCCTTGGGGATGGGGATGCGTCAAAGGGCAGAAATCCTTACAGGCATTTATTTGTCAGTCACGACACACGCTTGTCGCAAGATGGAAGCGTGGATGCACTACAGTCCACAAAAGCAAATAGAAACAGATGAGGGAAACATCATGGAATTAACCACCGACGAAATCATTGCCAAATTGATGAATCACATTCACAAACTGGACGGCGAAATGCGCTTCGACGAAGCAGCCGTCATTAGCCAAGCCGTCGCACTAATCATGACGATGCGCAAGTCGGCAGAACGCCTAAGGCATCCAAGCATGAGCAACAACAACGACGAACTCAAAGCAGTCATTGAGTGGATTGTTGACCAGAAATGAGTATTGAGGATTACGAGCCCGTTGCCAGTCGCCTTGCGCGTTTCTGGGAGAAACATCCCGAAGGACGAGTCATCACAAAACTTCTAACATTTGAAGGCGACCGAGTCATTGTGCAAGCCGACATCTATGTCGACAGGGAAGATGACCGTCCAGTTGCAACCGACTTTGCAGAAGAAATACGCGGGTCGAACAATGTCAATAAGACAAGCCATATCGAGAACGCAGCTACTTCCGCAATCGGACGCGCCCTCGCTGACTGCGATTTTGCTTCAAGCACCGACTGGACAAAACGCCCGTCTCGCGAAGAGATGCAGAAAGTATCCAGAATGTCGGGAGACACTCACATCACCGAACCGTCAAACCTTGCCTCTGAAAAGCAGTTGAACATGATCCGCGCCGTATGCAAATCCATCGGGCGCACAGTTCCGAGCGGAATACAGGGCTGGACAAAGCGGGAAGCGTCGCAGTACATCGACACAATCAAGAGCAACCCTCCTGCGCCGGAACAAGAACCAGAGGAGGCGTTTTGATGAACATCGTCAAGTCATACTGGCGCGGATGGAACCCCGCAAGGCTTCGACGACTACTATTGCTTAAAGACCAACAGATAGCAAACTGCAACAACGGTTGGGGCAATATGCACACCGAGTTACTCATCATGAAAGACAAATGTAAACATCTTGAGGCAGAACTTGCCCGCCTTGAAAGGCTTGCCCAATGATTGACTTCATCACCTTTTGCATCATGGTCGGATCAGTATTTGCGCTCGGGTTCATGTTGGGAAAAGAGTCCCGATGACCGTCTCAGAAAAGATATTCCAAGACCAAGTAATCAAACTGGCGCGAATGCAACAATGGCTGGTCTTCCACGCATCGCCCTCATCGCCTCGCCCTGGCGTCTGGCGGTCAGACGGCAACGGATTCCCCGACCTCGTCCTCGTCTCAACCTCTGTGCCATCTCGAGGAGTCATCTTCTGCGAATTGAAAGCAGCTGACGGAAAACTCAGCGCCGAGCAAGAAAAGTATGCGCGGTGCCTCATCAACGCAGGAATCGAATATCACCTCTGGCGACCACGAGACCTAGACGCAATAGCAGCTCGACTTGGCAGGAAGGCAAAGATTCAATGAGACAACCCGTCCGTGTCATCCTCAACCACGAAGAAATGCGCACCGCCTGCTTCGGAGGAGTTGAACGCAACCTCGACGCCACAGCCAACAAACAACGACCCAACCAACCAACCCGCAAATACCACGAACAAAACTGGTTCCAGACAAACATCTTCGGAGCATTGGGAGAGTTCGCAGTAGCCAAACTTCTCGGCGTGGAATGGCAATGGCAAAAGGAATCAAGCGGGTTTGACGTACTGAACTATCAAGTCAGATCAACAGAAAACCCCGACACCACAATTAAAGTCCGCAGGCGCGACAACCCCGATCACAACTTCATCTTCTGCAAAGTCCGAGAGAACCGCGTCCTCATCGAGGGCTGGATTACAGGCAGAGAAGTCATTGAGTACAACGACGAGATATTCCCCGACTGTTTCACCATCAAGGACTACCGTCTCTACCCATTGACAGACCTTCCAGAGTTCCCGCAGCTTCTACCATCAGGTTGTGAGATGTTCAAAGCCCCCGTTAAACGACTAGGAACTATCGGATGATTGTCGTCGCCTGGTACATCCTTGTGTTAAGTATCGGCATAGCAATCCTTCAGGGGTTCCGCAAGGACTAACATGCCAACACAATCTAGAGACGCATGGCCTCATCATCAGTTGCAGATGGTAGGTGTAACACTCGGGGACGAGGGTAGAGCAGTCTGCCTCCGTGCGACTGTGCAGCGTCCAAACGTCACAAATGAGAATGGTGACCGTCCACATGTCAAACATCCGGCAGCCAGAGATACTTACTCGAAATGCGGGGGGCGAGCAAACCACCGAACCGAACACAACGAAAGAGAGCAAGACCCCTCGGGGGGTCGCGCTAGCAGGGGGCAACCATGAGCAAGAGAAGAAGCAGTCCAGAGTTCCTCAAGAGAAGAGCAGAACTACTACAAGACAACCCACTATGCCACTGGTGC